GAAACAGTTACGTCGATGGATGATGGCTGTGGGTGTGTGTGAAGGGTCGTTGGCGAAAGGAGTTCCTGTCGTGTCTGCATTTGCAAGGGCAATGCGACGCAATGGAGCCAAATGTTCAACTAGATACATCAAACACGTCTACGCTGGATCATCGCGTGCGTTTCATACCGACTTTGAACTCTCGGAAAGTGACATCCCTGCCGCAGCTCGGACTTCTTTCTGGATGGCGTGGGGTATCCTACCTCGCGAGCAGGAAGCGCTGGAGGCGCATTTTGCTGAGTGGTCGATTGACCGAAGTTGGCAGTCTTGGGGTGAAGACGAGGCTGTCGATAAATTTCCGGAACCCATAGCACCGATAACACATTTATTGTGTCCGGCTAATTGATTGTCTAAATACCAAGTAGTAATTAATTAAAATGGCCAAAACGAAGAAAGTGAAGGTGGTAATCCAACCAAAGAATAATAATAAAAAGAAGAAGAGTCAACGAGCAGTCAGTGCACGTGAGGTAGGCCTATTGGGTCAAGCTTTGCGTAGTCTGGGTGCAGCGGGTGGTGGTGCGATAGGCGGGTACTTTGGTAATCCAATTACAGGCGCGGCGGTAGGTAATTCATTAGGCGCAACCATTTCTAAGTGGTTGGGTGCTGGTGATTACGCAGTCGGTAGTAATTCTATTGTGACAAAGACTCTGCGCGGGTCGAACGGAATTCCGATGATGCACACGGCGAATCAGTCGATAATTGTGCGTCACAAGGAATATCTCGGGGAGGTAAGGTCGAACACTGCTTTTACAGTGTTGAATTCCCTGCCGATAAACCCCGGAATGTCTGGCACCTTTCCATGGTTGTCAGATATTGCCGTCCGATTCCAAGAGTATAAGTTGCGTGGAATGGTGTTCCATTATGTCCCGTCCTCCGGCACTGCCATCAGCGGCACAAATGCTGCTCTAGGCACGGTTATGATGCAGACGAGTTACCGGTCCACGGATGCCGCTCCGACATCCAAGATCGAAATGTTGAACGAGTACTGGTCAAGTGAGTCCTCACCTGCAGAGGCATTCTGTCACCCTATTGAGTGCGACCCTAAAGAGAATCCGTTCTCAACGCAATATGTGCGTAGTGGTCCGATCCCGGAGGGAGATAGCATGTTGATGTATGATGTAGGAACAACGCACGTTGCCGTGTCAGGTAATCCTGCCACAGGCAACGTTTTGGGAGACCTCTGGGTCACGTATGAGGTGGAGTTCAAGAAGCCAGTGTTGGTATCCAATGTCGCAGCGCAGCATTTAGGAGCTACTTTAGTTAGCGCACCAACGAGCTTTACGCCCACACCTACAAATTTGTTCGGCGGACTTTCGAGTACAGTCGGCAATTTTGTGTTGACGTCAGATGGAGCCAATATGATCACGTTTCCACGTGGCCTTGCCGGTACATTTTCAATGTTACTGGTTGTAAGGTCTAATGGTAACTGGACTCAGTGCGATCTCGTGGGAGCCCCCACACTCACAAACTGTATTTCAGTAAACACATACCCCGGCAATGGTATCGGCTACGAGCGGACAACATTGGCTGGGGCCACTCCAAATCTCAACTGCGGTTTTCACTATAGTGTCATCACGATCCTAGACCCAATGCGCATGGCATCGGTCAAGTATGGATCTGGTATGGCATTTGTGGGTGTAACATCGAATATTTATTTGACTGTCACCCAAGTGGAAACGCGCGCTTCT